TATGTAGCCTTAGTCTCTGCAGATGTTATATCCATATCATCAAGTTCAATCGTGACATTAATGTAATCATCCGGCTTTTGTTTCAGTTGGGACAAAAGAACAACCGTCTCGACGTGCGTACTATATAGAAGTGCCTTGCTTTTTGTCTTTGCATATCCTCATATAGCTTTAATAATACCGCAAAACCAACGCTTTCGCAACTGTTCACTTTTTTATGCTTTGTGTATCTTTAGCATGCATTTCTGCCACGGTGGCAAAGTGGTGGCATTGCCACCCTTGAACCAAATACAGTGAAAATAATTATATAGGATGATACAATATCCGTCCGGCAGTGGGTACCTGCCGGACTTTTTACAATTGTAATAGGAAACTATTTCGTGTTGGCTTTCATGTGTTCGATCACCTTTTTCCAGGTATTTGTTCCGCAGATTCCGTCTTCTGTGAGCTTCACATTTTTCTGGAATGCTTTCAGGGATGTATCTGTGTCATTCCCGAAATCACCATCCACTTTCACTCCGAGCATAGCCTGCAGCATAGATACTGCAGTTCCTTTACTGCCTTTCTGGATCACTGGGAACTGGACTTCGATCTTGTCGGTCAATGTTGCTGCGTTCTTTGTTGTCGTATTCTTCACTGTCGTTGCTCCCTTCATATATGCTGCAGTCTTTTTTACAAATTCCGGCCAGCGTCCTTCTGCCTGGATCCGACGCGGGCAGTTCTTTCTCGAAGCATCATAATGGCGTTTCAGGTGGTCTGTTCCCCAGCCGTACTGCTTCAGGAGCTGTGCGGCCAGCTGTTCTGCTTTATCAACTGCAGCATAATAATCTGTTTCCGGATTTACGCAGATCTCAATGTTGATAGAATTCCGGTTCGTGATTCCGTACTTTCCTTTTCCGTCCCCTACTGCCCAAGCTCCGTCTGCATGGTTCAAGGTCTGGTAGACTGACCTGGAATCTACATAGTAGTGCACGGTTCCGGCCAGATTACCGTTTTTCATTGCAGTGGCGTGGGCTTTCGCATCTGCTCCCTTGCTCCAGTTATCGGTTTCATGGATTACGATATAAGCAGGTTTGTTCTGTCCGATATAGCAGTTTTTCTTGCTGATCATTTTTGTGATATTCATAGTATCATTCTCCTTTTCTGTCTTAATTGATAATATGCTGTTCAGGATATTGATGATCTTCTGGCCGTAGTTCCGGCCGGATGCCCAGCCCTGGCCCTTCGGGTTTTCGTGGATGCCAAGGTGCTCCACATACTCTGCGCAGCCCCTGTTGACGTATGTGTAACGCGGATCAATACATTTCTGTTTCAGGCGGTCCGTGCACGCATAGGCCTGCAGGTGCTGGATCTGTGCCCGAATACCCTCTGCTGGTGTCTTGAAGCTATTACCCTTCATGCCGGTTTTAGTCACACCCATACCGCAGAAATTATTCTGGCTGAGTGCTACCGCTGATCCGTTGAAAGTGAAATTCCCGGTTTCCAGGCAGGACTGGGCAAATGCGACATCACCGCGGATGTATTCAGCCGCTCCTTCTGTGATATATAACGGAATCATCTTAATGACCGAATCGGGCACCTGTGGATTAACTTTCTTTATATAAGCCCGCATCTGTTCAATGCTGGCCTGCGATTTTCCCATGATCTTTAACATGCTGTTTCTCCTCTCTCTGCCGCCTGGAACAAGCTCAGGATGAACTCTCTTCCCATCTGGGTGATACGTCTGTGATAGATCACTTTTCCGGAATCCAGGACTTCCTGTTTGATTTCTTCGTATCCATGGTCGCTGTATCTGGAATACATCACCCAGGTTCCATTGACCTGGTACTGGATCTTCTTCTCTGCCAGGATCCTGTTGAGCTGGGTTGCTGATCTCAGTCCCAGTTCCTTGGCTATTTCAGTTACTGTGTAGGTTTTGTTTACGTGCATGAGGATGGCATTCTTTCTTTCCACTTCTACTCTGACCGCACGCTCTTCTTTCAGTCTTGTAAGGAGTTCGATGCCGAAATCTGGATTGTTGAGGATGTTGTCGATCACGTTGTCTGTGGCGTACAGGCCGTGTTTACGGATGCTTTTCAGGATTTCCTTGACTTTCTTCTTGAATTCTTTTGCGATAGGCTTTCTTGACTGCATGAGAACTTCATACAGGCCATCTTCTGTAAGAAACCATGCTTCAGTCTTATAATTTGAACCATTCATACTAATTGTATGAACGGTTTTTTCTTCAGGATCTACACTTGCGAGCATCTTGTTTGTGTTTGCAATAGAATAATCAATCCAGTCTGCAACATCTTTGGCCAGAAACATTGGCTCTTCCGGTGTGCCGTACACTTTAAAATGTTTTCCAAGCACTTCCTGTTCATTTAATACTTTTAATTCATTCATGGTATTTCTCCTTTCCAGACAAGAAAAGAGGACGATCACTCGCCCTCTGAATCCTTATATTTTGTTCTGTCCCAGATTTCTTTTACTTTCTCCCATCCTCCAGTTGCCACCAGATACACAATAAATGCGGCAATTATTGATGTCACGATATAATACCAGGTGATTGTAGCTTTATAATATGTGCATAAAATCAACAGGGCTACCGGGCACAGAATCAAGGATACTGTAAGGGCAACAACGCTGGTCTGAATGTTCTTCAGACCAGGAAGATCTTTGATCACCTGTACGACAGCTGATACGATGAAAGCCAGAATGCCGATCAGAGCAAGGGCGTAGGTTACATACTGTGTGATTGTGTTAATATTCATGATCATTCTCCTTTTCTCTTGATATGTAATTCTTCTATTTCCTGTTTCATTTTTGTTACCATGCCGTTTCCTCCAAGACGGTGGTAGGCTTCATACATCTCGCAAAAGTTCTGATAAGCGTAAGATGGAATATCTCCTGCTTTTGTATACTTCGAGTGATATTCAATCATCTGGACACGGAGCAGGAGCATGGTTCCTTTACTATTTGCGTCCCGATCTTTTTTCTGGTTTTTCAAAAGCCAGACAATGTAACCAAGTAGGATCGGCAATGCAATAAGATAAGTCTGTGTGAGTATTTCTTTCAATTATTCACGCTTTCTCCGGTGTTGCGCCGGCGCAATTTTGTATAAAAATAAGAGCCTCACGGCTCTGCTCTAATGCTTCTTTTCTTATCTCTCATTTGAAAACTTCCTCATCGTCTGCATCCGTATAGGGTCGGCAGAGGCTTTCTGTGATGTCAATCTCGTCCTCGACTTCTTCTATCGTTTTGCTGGACGTTCCGTTCAGTATTAACCTGAGATCTGTAATATGTGACCACAGGCGACTGATGATCTGTAATTTTGTTGCCATTCTCCTTATCTGCATCAAACACATAGTTCCAGCTCCTGTGATCATTCCAATAAGGAATGCCAGGATTGCAGTTTCTACGATCATGCTTCCTCCTCTTCAAGATTGATAAGTTCCTGGTATTCCTGATCGGTGAGTTTCCCACGCTCATGGGCCTGCTCTACCATCTTGAGCCAATCTTCATGCTTATACATTTTCTTCATTTTCAGCAAAATTCTGTACATTCTCCTCTTCCTCCTCTTCTGGAATATAGACGTCTGTCATTGCCGCTAAATACTGGATAGTGACTTTCTGATTCTCAATAGTCTGTTTCTGCTGTTCTACGGTTGCTCTGAGGTTTTCGTCCTCTGCCGCTTCCGCAGGTGTCTGAGTCATTTTTCTTACTTTCATGTTCTTCACCCTTTCTTAATTTTTTGAGATATTTATCTGTTCTTTCTATCATCTTGTGTGCGTTTCCTTTGGCAGCATTGTTTTTCCAGGAATTGTGATGCTCGTCCACCTTCTCCGGAGGGAGTTTTCCTCTCTGGGATTTATGAACCATCCTTACCAGCGTCTTTCTTTCATGTTTAGTGCTTTTGGAATTGAGCGTCATTATGACTTTTCCGGTTTTTGTCATATGATAGTCGAAGCCCAGGAAAGCGAAGCCTTCTTCAAGGGGCGTAACGTGTGATTTCTTTTCATTGATTTCCAGGCCGTAAGACCGAATCCTCCGCACGGTTTCGATATATGCTTTCTCTGCCTGTTCTTTTGTTGGCAAAAGCATCCAAAAATCATCCATATATCTGATGTAATACTTTGCATGCAGCTGCTCTTTAACGTAATGATCTACCGGATTTAATAAGGCGATGCCTGCGATCTGGACCATCTGGGAACCGGGATTGTAGCCGGTTTCTCCTGCATATTGTTCTCTCAGGATTCCTGATGCTCTGTCCGCGGTATCATCGTCTGTGTTCCAGTAAATCTGTTCCTCTACATCTTTGTGTCGCATATTCAGGTAGTATCCGTGGATGTCGATCTGCACTACCCATCCGGTACAGCCGTAATTGCAATAATAATTCCACAGATATTTCTTTATCAGCTTTCTGGCGAAATCTGTACCTTTTCCGGTTTGACAGGCACAGTTCGCGTATATGAAACCTTTGGACATCTGGGGGTATAGTGCATTATCATTTATACTTCTCTGGTAGATTCTATCCTTAAACGGAATGCTTAGTGCTTCCCGGCGCTTCGGGTACGTGATTAGAACCGGTTTGGGTTTCCCATTCTTCCAGGTTCCCTCTTCTAGCTGTCTGTGCATCCGAAGTATGTTCTCTTCGCTGTTCAGCACAAAAGATTTTACAGAGGGCTTCCAGGAAACTCCCTTCTTGCATTTCATCATGGATTCATACAAGCTGTCGTATTCTATTATTTTCTTCATCTTTTGTTTTTTCCGCAGTTTCTCAGTGCTGGCAGGCTCCCTTGAGTCACGCACTGTCTCTTTCGATTATCCGCGGTATTATTTAGGCTTCTGCCAGGGATTTCGGCTCCTTGTCTATAATCTTCAAGGCAATCATTGCTATGCAATGACTATAATGCTCTTAGGAAGACAATCGGGGCGTAAGTATTCGAGTTCCAGCCGTTCGTGTTGTTGACTCCGCCATCAGCGTTCACATTCATAACGTTATTAGCGTTACCGCGATTGGCTGAACGTGAAAATACATTCTGAGGTGATAGCCTACATCCCATATTTTCAGGAGTATCTTTCTATGTCCGATTCTCTCCACTTTTTGATGTAATTTCTTGCCTTTACAGCCTGATCTGACCAGTATTCTACCCTCTTTCCTCTAAGATGGAAAAGTGGATGTGCAAGCCCGATCAATGCAAGCAACTTGCTACAGTCCAGGATTGCCTGGCGTTGCAATCTACTTCTCCAAGGCCACATTTCTTTCTTGTTCTTTTCTGTTACCCGGATGTTGTTGGCTGTCCAGGAATTCAGGTAAATAGCCGTTGCAGTCCGAACAATATCATCTGTGAGTGACTGGCGGTGTTTTGGAAGAAACACATTTTCATTGTCACAAATCTTGATTGTGTAGAGTGCCAGTTCTCTTGCGTACCACACGGCATTTAACTGCCTGTTCTGTGGAGTGTCCGGTACATTTCTTTCTCCTGCCTTTACTGACATTTTCTTTCCTTTCTATCCCTGCATCCGTGGGTGCAGGGATTAATTGATTAATGATTATATGAAGACAAGCGGGGCGTAAGTATTCGAGGACCAGCCGCCCGTGTTGCTGACTCCGCCATCAGCGTTCACAAACATAACGTTATTAGCGGTACCGCGATTGGCTGAACGTGAAAATACATACTGAGGTGAGGTGTGGTTTGCTGCCGAATACCGAATCATAAATGGGTACTTCTTCCAAGGCTCGATCGGGGTCTTGGATTTCGTTCTTCTCTGCCAGTATTCATGTACTGCCCCTTCCTCTTTACTCATGTTGACATTCATCTGGGACATGGACGCAAGGAACACTTTGTCGTATGTGATGTCTGTCACTCCGCCATCGTTTACGGTATTTGCCAGAGTAGTTACCTTTACGGTCTTCAACACTGCCAGCATTTCGGCTGGCATTCCGCAGAGGAATCCATCTTTTGTGGCTAACTGGCTAGGTGCTACATCCCAGTCATCCTGCTTTGTCCACCACTTTCCTTTTGGCTGATCAGAGTTAAGCCACTGGCGAGCCGCTGAATACTTCCAGCGATTCCATCCATATCCGGCCTCCTCCATGGAATTGAGGTTGCTATTCCTGGTCGACAGCTGCATAGTTCCCAGGGATGTTCCTCCGGATCCGGAGGTGATAGGTACTGTCTCAATTACAGTGATGCCATCCGCTGCATATGAGGTTGCTTTCCAGTTGGATGCCACCACATCCGGCATCTGGGTAAATCCAGCTACTGATCCGCCGGCAGGAACAGCTTTTGTGAGCGTAAACTGCCATGTAGTATCTTTCTGTGCGTCTTTCTCGCCCCATTTTGCGCCCAGCGTTACATTGTAGGTTCCGGCTGTAAGTCCATCCGGGCAACGCAAAAAGGCACGGTTGCTAAACTGCACACCGAACGGTGTGGTGTAATGAGCTTCCAGGAAGGTTCCCTCGATATTCTCTCCATTCTCCAGTTCTGCAGTATCAAAGTGTGTGATATGCCACGGGAAATCGTATTCCTTGTTGTTCGCAGCTGTATCAGTCCATTTTTCCAGGATCTGATCGCCGAAGTCAAGAAGTTCTTTCAGATAACCGTTCCTGGAAAGTCCACTGAGCTGTGCCCAGTCGGAAAGATTTTCCTGCTTCGCCGCCTGCGAAAATGCGATTGATTTCAGTGCGGCAGCAATATCCTGCATGGTCGTTTCCCGTGGTGTGTTAACTATGATTTCTCCTGCCATGTTTCTCCTCCTATTCTGTGTATACTATATTTAATCCTTTATCGTCCGGATCCAGCCGGAACGTGATGTGATCCGTCTGCGCTTTAAGAGTCTCCGTGGCTGCTTTGGCAGCCGCCGCCTGCTTTGTCGCTTCCTCTGTTGCGGTTTTTGCAAGGCCTGTCTGCTTCTCAGATGCTTCCGTAGCAGTAACAGCGGCCTGCACGGTTTTTCCAATTTCGCTCTGAACATTTCCGGCATCACTTACAGTTTTCTCTAATGTTTTATTTATTGTTCCGGCGTCAGAGATTGTCTGTGCCAGTTTGCTTTTTGCTTCCGCCGTGGCATCATTTTCTCTTTTAATTTCTGAATCCGTATGCGCTGTAATTTCGTTTTTTGCCTCTGTTTTCTTTTCAGCAATGTAATTTTCTGTTTCGGTTTTTACGGTGCTGGTAGAAGCTTCCTGCTGCGCCGTGATCGCCTTAACTGCCTGCTGCCGGGCTGTCCTAATATCCTCCTGTGCCTGTGTGACCGATTCGGACACGTGGTTATCGAATCCGGATACCTGGGCATTGACGTTCTGTTCAGATTCCGCTGCGGCCTGTCTGGATGTTTCTGCGGCCTGGGCATAACCTGCGGCGCTGTCCCGGCTGTCCGAGGCTTCCTGAGCCGCTTCTACGGTATCAGAGTGTAACTGCTGTACATCCGTCTGAGCTGCTTCAATCTCCTGCTGCGACTGTTCTACAGCCGCGCGGGAGGCTTCTACCTGCTCCGCCTTGTTGACAACATCATCGTGCATGGCAATGTACTCCGGTGTGAGATCTCCGGGAAGTGTCAGTAACTGCCATGTGTCTGTGTTTTTCCCGTGCGCCGGCGCAATACCGGTTACTGTCGTTCCCAGTTCTGCAAGGCACAAGCAAGAGCCTCCTTCGTAGTTTACAATGTCAAGATATTCGTATGAGGTTTCTGGATCATACTCCCCTCTGGGGTTCGGAGATACATTGCCCAGGTCTGTCTCTGAATAAGAGTTTTCTGTATTGCTCATTTTGTCTCCTTTCAAATTTTCAGTCTGTACTTTAACCGGCTTCCTACTCTCCGGAAGCATACCTTGTCCACAGCCGGATCAGAGTACATCTTCAACCGACCGTTTATGACTTTGAAAGCCGCAAAAAAGACATTGCCGGTTTCGCCCTTCAGTTCTGATTCTTTCTGCCGAACGTACTTGTCAATGTCTTTCTTTGCCTGTTCCGCCTTTCCTGGTACTTCTGCGGCGCTCTTTGCTGCCTGATCTGCATAATACTTTGCATTGTCATGTGCCTGATCCGGATGATCTTTCCGGCCATGCGCCCAGGCTTCTGAGTCTGCCGCCTGTGTGGATGCATTTTTCTCTGATTCCTTTGCTCTCCGCTGATATTCCGCAGCCGCCGCAAGAGTGTGGTGAAACAGGTCTACATCCTCCGGCGCTTCGAAATTCTCTGGTGCTTTTCTGCGGTTGACCGGAAGAAGGATCGTGTTGACCGTTTCGCCTTCTGTAGTATCTGACAGGTAGATATAAGCTGTGATCATTCTCCTCTGTTCCAGAGCGATGTTGGGGATATCTACTGTGGATACTCCGTCTACTGTGGAACCGGTAACTACTTTCGCCTCCTCAATGTCTTTCCAAGCGAAATGGACCTCAAATACTTCCGGAAGATCCAGTCCTTTAATTTGAATTTTCTGTCCATAATCATGCTGCCAGAGTTCGTCGTCAATCTCTATTTCCTCTCCCTTATGGGAGAATTCTGCAATCAGCATTTATTCACCTTCTTTCTTCTCCTTCTTTTCCTGCGCGGCCGCCATGGCGATTTCGCTACAGGCATCCTTACGTATATCTGCGAGAACTCCAGACAAGATCCCATCAAGAATTGTTGACGGAAGCCCTGTCTGGTTTTTGATCGTAATTACCGTGCTCATTAATACGCTTTTTGCATCTTCTATTACAAGAACAAGTGGTCTATCCATTTTTCTCAACCTCTCTGTATAATTTTTGAATCAACATTAGCATTGGAGGAATCAATGTTCTATAATTCCAGTCCTCTGCAAGCCCATCTTTCAACTGCGCTCCCGCCGGAAATTTTTCCAGTACGTCTTCTGCGTAGAATCCCGGTATCGGCTTTCCCGTCATAGGATCTCCATCTCTTAAGTATCCCTTTTTATATTTAAACCACACCACCGGAATATCTAACACTTTTTCCGCTTCTTCAATCGTCATCTCGGACACATGATCTTTATAACGTTTTGAAGAGCTTGACAAATAGCATACTTCCGCTCCGTCTGGCCCGAATACCAGATGCCCTCCCGAACTTACATGTGTTACGTTAAATATTTTAAAAAGTCCAGATCCATCGGTAAAAAGTTCGCCGCTGGTTGCATTATAAATATGCATTCCGTTTCGTACTACCATTGCGCTGTCTGTATCCTGAGCTGATAAGGTTGCCCGACCAATTTTGATCGTAGGCGAATTGATTTTTGCCGCATTGATGGTTCCTCCAGCAAGTGTAAGTCCAGAAGAAACGCTATAACGCATGTAGTTATCCGCATCCTTACGGATCATAATGCCTGTCGTCCCCAGGTATACGCCTGCCGCAGTGGAGGTCAGAGAGGTGCATCCGTTGTATATGCTTGTATTTCCGATTGTTAAACCACCAATTTTCGCGCCAATTGCTTTCAGATCATCAACATCGATATACTTTCCTTTTACGTACAACTGGTTATTGTACATGTAAATTCCATCCATGGCGCCGTTGTCTGTCAGCATGTTCAAGACATCTGCTGCCGTGTAACTGTACAACACCTGTGGGTTATAGATATACAGTATTGCCCCGGATGGAACACTACTCCAACCACCTATTACAAAATTATTTTTTCCTTCTGTATTTGGCTCTGTTACCTTAATCACAAATTTGAACTGTTTCCAGGAAGTTGTGACATTGCACTGATATTTTTTGCGGTTAAACGACACTGTAATTGTTCTTGCAGTGTTACTTTTCAGCCAAATACGGATTTCGTACTGCCCAGCAGTGGCAACCGGATTATTAACTGTATACTTCGCTCCAAGATAATTATCGTCTGCCGTTCCTCTGAGCCTGACCGCATTCTTTCCGCCCTTTGGGTCCGTCTGTGACTGTTCTACTGTACCACTCAGGTTCCAGTATGTTTTTATGCTTTCTGTAGAAAAGTCCGTGCCTTGGAGAAGGTTTGAGCTCTTGCTGTCTGCATAGATTTTTGCCGCTTCCAGGGCTGCTGCTGATTTTTCCTCTGCATAGTTTTCTGAAGCGGCCGCTGCCCCCGCAATGCTCAATGTCCGGAAGGATGCATCTATATTACCCTCGTCATCTATGATAAGCGTATTGGTACCGTCTTTCTGGGATACAGTAAGGCCTTTCGCATTGATATGCTTTCCTGTTATCATATCAGCTTCAATCCAGCCGGCATTGATGCCTATCGCATACAGAATGTTTAATACTGCATCGCCATTGCTATCAAATCCGGCTTTCCAAGTCTTTCCTCTATCCGTGGAAAGAAAAAATCCATCTGCCGTAGTTTTATAAATCACTGTGCTCTCTGACAGCTGAGGTTTATTATGTCTGTAAACAATCACGGATTCATCTTCCTGCTGCTCCTCTGAAGCATAAAAACCAAGAGCATTCGCTGCCAGTTCGTTCATCTGACTTAATTTTGTGTCATATGCCGATATATTGTTCTCGATTTCCGCCAATGACTGATCTACTTTTATTTGCGTTCCATCAGGATAGTTCTGATCCTGTTCTTCTACGCTTTTTGCTTTACATGAAAACTCTGTATTTTTGTTAAAAGCAAATTCTACATCCGTTATTATCGATACGTGTGCGTTTCCTTTTGTGTCTTTGAACTGTACAGTGTCCCCGAACGTAGCGTAAACTATTGCAATGCTGGTTAAAGAGAACGGAAGGATTGTGAATCCGTTAAGGATCTTTCCAATTCTTGCAAGTGCATCTTTTTTGTTTGCGGCCACAAGCTGATTATCTTTCAGATCAAGTACATATCCTTCTTCTCCGTAAAAAGTATCATCACACTTTACTCCGGAGACCGTAATTGTGTCCAGATCATAGTTGACATTTTTCACTGCTGCAAGTTCATGGTCCACCGCAGTAGTTGTAGATATTTCCTTAAATGTAACAATTCTCAGTAGATCATTTTCATCAATTCTTGCGTTTCCGCCTGCCAGAGCTGCCACCATGCCAATGACGGCTCTATAGGTTGTGCTCGTTGGCTTTTTCTTTACTTTAAAATCCGAATTTGTAAAGTTCGCATCCCCCAAAGCAATTCCCGAACGCTGGCACGCTTCTCTCAGTACTTCTCCTACCGAACACGGGAACGAAAGACTACTTTTATATGTCTTATCTGCCTTGCTCATAAGGTCCAGCAATGTAAGGTTTATTTTTGCTCCGGTTGTTGGCTTTTTCGAAACGATATAGGTTCCCTTTTTTATCGTTTCCAATTTATCCGACAGCTGAAGGTTTGCGTAAATAGCAAACCTGGCACGGTTAAACTGGTAATCAGAAAAACGATCATCATCATTTACCAGGCACAGACTTGCCGTTTTTTCAATCGCTATCCCAACAGGAAAATCTCCGGTATCCGCCGAATCTACAAATGAATTACCGGAAAGATAGAAATCTTTTTTTTCGAGTGAAAGTTTTGTTCCGTCTGTCAAAGTAACATCCGCTGTGACATAATAATGTCTGTTACTTTGCGTTTCTCTTTTCAGTTGTTCTGATACGGCAATCAAATTTTCATCACTCTCCTTATATTGATACTTAAATCGGTCCATATCTCTTCGTCTTCTTCCAAGGTCTGCGCCGCCATATTGTAATTTGATGCATAAAAGTCAGCGTCAATCCACTTATGTGGTACCGTAGGGTCTTTATGATGTACAGAAAATTTAGACTTATTAAGCATTGAATTAAGAATTACAGCAATTTCATCCCAAGTGAGGTCGTCCCAGGTGAGATCATATCCGGCAATCGTTCCCATAGGGGTGTTGTGCATTGTAAGTTCCTGATCTCTGTCAGAGTCTTCTGTTGATGTCGTTGAAAATACCGGTTTATATCCGGATGGGGCCGCGATTGCAACCCCATCGATCTTGAAACATTCCGCCATTTTTTATCATTCCTCCCCTAGCTTGAACGGATTTTTCCCACCGTTCCTGCTTCTTCGTAATTCTCCTTCTTCAAGAATAATATCCAACAGTCTTCTTCCGGAGGCTTCCACGGACACATTGTACGTATTTCCGTTCTGTCTCTGTGGTGTTTCTTCCCGGACGATCTTCCGGAGCAATGCTTCCGGAGTTTCGATATTGTTTCCCTGTTTCTGGTCGCCAAGGACTGCCAAAAACTCGCTACGCGGCGGGATGACTGCTCCGCTGGCCAAAAACGGCACCGGATTCACCCGTGGAAGGCTCATAGAAGAATTCCAATGAACGCTCTTACCGGTAGGTCCTGTTGCATTATAAGAGAACGAAAACGCACGTTCTACATCGGAAATGGCCCCGTTAATGTTACTAATCGTCTGGTTTATCCTTGTGATCATATTATTGAGGGTTCCGGCAATTCCGGCCGAACCAGTCGAAAAACCTTCAGACAGCTTGTTTCCCATCCTGGTTCCGGCCTGTTCCATAGAAGTAACCAGGCTTTCCATTTTTCGATTTATCATTCCGTTCATATCAACTATGATCTGGCTGATCTTCTCACTTGCTTTTTCCCATTTCTTTGTCATGGTATTGTACTGACTTGAAAAATGGCTCTCCACAGTCTTCTGCATTTCTCCGAGTTTCAGATTTGCAGTCTGTTTCATCTGATCCAGATTTTTCTTTACTTCTGTTGCTGAGTTCCCCCATTTTGTCACAGTCGCCGTGTTTACACCATCGGAAGCATCTTCAGCCGCTTTTTTTACTCCGGCAAGGTTTGATTCCGCATCTGATTTCATTTTGCTGGTCGAACTACTTACTGTTTTCTGAGCTTCAGTTATATTTGAATCTACGCTTGCTTTTGCCGTTGCTGTTGCGGTTGGAAACTTTTCTGCGAGTGCCTTGTTCAGTTCATCCAAAGGCACACCTGCATCCTTCAGGCTGTTATAAACAATGTCAAATGCCTCCTGTGCTGTTGTTGCTGCACCGCTTGTATTATTAAAAGCACTCAAAACGCCTTGATACGTACCGGCATATTCGCTTGAACTTATACCCAGATCATATAGAACATCGCGAATACCCTTAATTGCTTCCTTTGTTGTGATTGAAGAAGTGTCAATCTTCCCGGTTGTTTCTGAAAAGCCAGCTCCAAGCTCCTTTACCTTTGCTGTCATGTTTCCCACGAAGTCTGCTGATACACCGGCCTGTGCTCCGTACTGTTCCAGAATCCCTTTAGCTTTATCTGCGGACACGCCATATTCTGAAAGTTTTTGGATAATGTCATCGTACATCTCGTTATTTGCTTTCCCTGCAGATTCATCTGCTTCAATCAATTTCCACAGTTCTTCTGCCTGATCCTGAGTTATTGCATGTGCCTCGCTCATGGCCCCTGTGTAATCATGCAGATATCCTCCAGTCTGAGAAAAAATGCCGTTTCCGCCCTGGGCCGCTTCTGTCAGGCTGGCAAGTTTTTTTGTCAGAAGCACTGCGCCGCCCGTCACTGCTGCAATCAATCCAGCTGTACCTACCAACGGTGCCATAGAAGCCGCAAGGGATCCAAAACCTCCAGCTGCTCCGCTAAGCCCTCCGCTTATCAGATCAGTCAGACTCCCTGACAGAGCAGAAACCGCTCCTTTTTCAAGTAACTTGCTTCCTATGTGAGAAACAAGCGAGCCTACAAGAGAATCAATCCCCAGAATATGAGCAACTTTTACCGCAAGAAATGCCTTTCCAAAGAATGCTACAATTTTTCCCGCGGTTCCGCCTTCTTCCAAGCCATCAAAAAGCTCTTTTATAGCCTTTCTGATCGCGTATATTACCTGTTTCAGATGTTTCTTCCATTCTACCTGTGAAAGAAAATCTCCTATGTTGCGGCCAAGTTCTTCCCAATCCGTTTTTTCTGCGAAATCAACAAGAGAAGAGCAGAGATCTTCCAGAAATGCCTCTAACTTCTGCCCGTTTTCTTCCCATTTGAATTCGCCAATGAATGTATTGATGCCATCTGCAATATTGTCTACCAGGTCCGTCCACTCAAAATTTGTAGTGAATTCATACAAAGAATCGAAAGCACCATTCAGGCCAGTTGCCAGGGTGTCTGCAATTTCTCCAAAGGAAACTTTTTCGAAAGTGCCATTGAGAAGATCCGCAAACGCTTTTCCAATTTCCCCATACGGCAGGTTATGTACCATGCCATTGAAGATATCCCAGGAGATCATAAACTGATTTCCCAGAAGATTTCCTAAATTTTTCCAGTTTACCTCCCGGACAAAACCGGTGATTCCCTCGGCAAATTTTTTACCAAGATTTTTCCAGTCAATTCCTGTGATCAGAAGATTGAGCGTGTTGACAATCGTATTTACGCCAGCGCCAACCGTCTGGCCTAAGAGATCCCAATCTATATTGTCGACAAGGCTGTTGAAAGTTCTTGTAAACGCATTGCAGAATTTTGTAACCTTCGGTCCAACTTTCTTCCAGTTGATTGCGTTGTACACATGCTTAAGGCCTTTGTTGATGCCCTGAGCCATGAACTTTCCAAGTCCTTCCCAGTCCTCCTGCTGAATAAGCTTTTTGATCTTATCCGCAAGGCCCTTGATAGAGTTTTTGATCGGTACCTCTTCAAACATCTGTCCTGGAGTTGGATTTGAATAACCACCGCCGCCAGTTCCATCTGTCGAAGAATCATCATTACCACTGTCATAATTATTGATCTCATCGATTGGACTGAGATAGCCTTTCAGAGCCTTCGTTGCTTTTTTTGCGCTGTCAGCTGTTTTATCCAGACTGTCCGCATAGTTCTGCTGGACGGACGTTGCCTTTGTAAAGGTCTTCTGGCCTGTCAGGGCCGCAAAAAACATTCCCACGTACGTCAACGCCTGGGAAAGTAGATTGATGAATTTCGCCAGGATCGGTGCAACCACCGTCAGGATTGGATTGAATGCTGCCGCAAGAGCATTTTTTAACTGTGTAAGGGACGACATCAGCATAGATATACTGTTATTTGTCGTGCCGCTGTACTGCGCAAGATTCTGGAAACCTTCGACTGCTGCACTTCGTAGCCTACCCATCAGCAGGTTTAAAGCACGGATACCAATTCCATACTTCAGCAGAGCCTTTACAGCCTTGGTCATCGTACCAACTGAAGTTGTGCTCTTATCGGCCGATTTGTGGATGCCGAAGATACCGGCAGAAATCTTCCGGATACCGCCGGCAATAGAACTTGCCGATAATTTCAGCATCTTCATGCAAAGATTTTCTACATTTCGAGCTAGTCCCTGTATGCTGGATCCCAGCTGTCGGAATCCCTTTTTGGCAAGTTCCGGAGAAAGCCTTTCAAGCGCTTTCTGCAGCTTTTTCAGTATAGGTTCCTTGCTTTTAAGCCCGTTCATTGCGTCTCCGCATTCCCGTACTTTTTCCTTAACAGAATCGAAAGAAGTTGACAGGCGGTTGTTCATATCATCCATCCGCATTTCTTCTGTGGCGAGCTTCGAGGCTGTCTTCTGATATTCGGATAGGCTTCGAGGATCAACATAAGCGGTACCGGATTCCCTCATTTTTTTCTGTTTTTCTTCAAGTTTATCCATCACATCCCAAATTTCCTGAAGTTCTTTTTCCTTCGCTTTGAATCCGCTGGAATTTTCCGGAACACCTAAATTTCTCCACCCGTTTAATTCTGCCTCTACCTTAGCTGATTTCTCGTAAACATTCTCAATTTCTCTTTCCAATTGTTTATATGTATCTGTTTTAATCTTCTGATCAGAAAGTTCTTTCAGCCTCTGTTTCAGGGATTCTACCTTTTTCTCCTGCTGGCTGCACTGATTATTCAGCTTCAAAACTGCATCTGCCTGTTTCTTAATCGCAATCCTTGTTTTTTCACTAACATTCCCGACTGTGGATGCCATGCGCTTTACGGAAGCTTCGATGTCCCTCATCCCGACTTCTACGCCGTCTGTATTTGATTCTGCATCAATTATTAATGTTCCATCTGCCACGCAAACACCTCACTACTTCTTAATTCCAAACAGCTCGTTTAAAGCTGCTTCTTCCTCTGCTGACCGCTTCTTTGTTGTCTGTTCCAAGTCGATCAGTTTCTTATTATTCCGGTAAAACTCCATTTCCCATTTTTCCAGTTTCTTTCCTTTTGCCTTCTTCTGGCGGATATACAATACCTGGCTGAATAGTCCATCCTGGATTTCCATGTAAGCTCCCAGGAAGGTCCACCAGTGCATGTATTTCAAAGAACGAATATCCCGTCCAACATTTTTATTGACCGCCGGCGCAATGATTGGAGAATCCTGTTCCCAGTCCATTAATCTGACCTTGCTTTTGCCTTCACCTGTGATCCCGCAATCAATAAATGCTTTTCCTTTTTCAATTGCTTCTTCAAGGAGATCCACCGGGATTTCTTCCGGATTCCAGTACAAAATTTCAAGCATTACCCTCGACTTTTCCTGATCTGACAGCTCTGGATCAGCCATAGCCTTTAAGATGTCCAGAATCGCCCTGAAATCCGTACGGATATCGCATTCTTCTCCACCTAGCTCGATTGCTTTAGGAAGACTCCACAGGTCATCCATGGCGGCGTTTCTTCTTCGTGTAAGAAGTATGGTATTTTGCTGTGTATTTGTTTACACGGCTGTTCACCTTCTCCAGGCGTACATCGAACTCTTTGCTGATCACTCCACACACTGTGTCCAGGCATACTTCGCAAAACAGAGATCCGTCCGGCATCGGTGAAAAGGGTCCCATGATCGAAAAGAATGTATTTCCGGTGTCTGCGTCTACCAGATAATCCATCTGTTCGATCACTTTTTTCTGACATTCCGTAATATCATCATCTTCCTGGATCCTGAACTCATCGAAGAACTTTTTCACGTTTTCATATCTGGTAAGGATATTTGTATCCGCTGGGCGGAAACAGAATTCTGCCAGTTTCTTTCCCTGCCGGTTCTTGATTTCATAGGTTTTACTACCATCATCAATCACAATCTCATTTGTTTTTTTTTGCGTATCTAATGCTCCCATTCCGTTCCTCCTTAATTTTGGGCATAAAAAAAGTATGGGGTGCCATTTCTGACACCCCTATTGTGTTTTATGTAAGTTACTCGATTGCACCCTCAGTAAATACCGGAGAATCTGTTTTTAAGGATTCAGAAGTAACATATCCCTTAGTTCTTGCCCCGTCTTCGAGCACATTAAACGGGAATCCTACACCTTCTGTATCTCCGCCATAGGACTGCGGTTTTACAAGGACTTCCTGCACATAAGCAAGATGTTTTGCAGCGCTGGTATCTTCCACGATAACTTCCAGCATCAGTGTTTTGCATTTATCTCCCTTCAGGCGGTCCATTGCAATCTCCCGGATCTTCGGATAAATTTTCTTGGACGGATCTGCGTAATAAGGATCTGCGCTCATAGACGGTTCATATCCCTTGTCAGTTACTTTTGTTTTGCCAAGGATGTTGGTCTTCTGCTCTGTATCCGGATTCAGATCTACGGACATGTCTTCGATATCGTCTCCGAGAACTTCCCAGACCGCAGATTTCATTTCTCCTTTAAAACTGGAATCAAGATAATGTCTCAGTGCTTCTCTCTCTAATTTCATGTTTTAGACTTCCTTTCTGTGTAAATAATTCTCGCCTGTATCATGTAACGCGCCAGACCTTCTTCATAGTTCACGCCGGATAAGTTCGGCATGTTCTGAAGGTTTTCTATTTTTTCAACCGTACAATTTTCTCCCAGATCCGGATATTCTCTCTTGTCGTTCTGTTCATCCAGCCAGTCCATAAACGCCTGAGCAAAATTCATAGCTTCAAGATTTAGATCATCCAGTTCAGAGGAATATGATTTCACGATAATAATAGAAAAGCCGTATTCTTTCTGCACTTTCCCGGTGATGTATTTCTTTCTGACCTTATCTGAATAATTTGTGATCAGGGAAATGCTGTCCGGCGCTTCTGGAGAAAAGTTAAAATTCAACAGGGTTCCGGCCAGTTCTTCTACTTTTGGTTCAAAATATTTTTTTACCGCTTCGTGTTTTGTCATTATACTTTTCCTTTCAGATGATTCTCATAAGCTTTTGCCAGATCAGATCCTCTCGCCACCATCATTGCCTTATCCCAGTGCGATGTTGCTAAAGGATGCCGGAATGTACTGTATTTTAAACTTTTTCCTGTTGGTGTCTTATGCGGCGGTGACCAGAAGCCAACTACTTCTCCTCCATCCGTAATCGGATAATTCGGACCATACAGTTCGCCTTCCCACTGGTAATGAGCATAAGGGCTGTTATATATAATGTGGCCGCAGTCATCGTCCGCGGTAATAAAAATATTCTGTGCAAGCACCAGATTGTCTGCCGGGACATATGGATCCATGAATTTCGCTGCCTGGTTTGCCAGAAACAGCATGTTTTCCCTTCCGCAAACTTTTTCTTTTGCAAGGGCTTTAGGAGGTTTCTTCCAGTCAAATTTTACTTTCATACTTTATCCTCCCAGACGGTAATGCTTCGCTATAGGAAATTTTGTATTATCGGAAAATGCGGTTACCTTAAAAGCGTTCGGTTTGTGATGGTTCAGGATCTGCGCCGCTGTCTGTCCAGATGCTCCTGTGATTTCTTCTGTACATTCGCCATAGATCACGATATCCCCCTGGGATACTGTAAAGTATCCTTCTGGATTCTTGATATACTCCGCATATGGAAGATATCTCTCATCCTCCGGAATCCTGGTCACGTAGGTATTCTGTACGCTCGCCTGTGTACCGTTAAATCCGGTATTTACCTGTGCCTTCCAGAAGCAGTTAAGGAGCACTGTCCGTTTCCAGTGCTCCTTTTTATCTTCGCTGTCTGCTGCCTGAATCCTGTTATACAGTGTAATAACATGAATGTAATTCTGGTTCATGATCACACTCCCCGATATAAAAGCCCTGTATTTCCAAGATACCGGTGGATAATTTCCCTGGCTTTTTTCACTTTTCCATCTTCTGTAAAAGTAGACTGCGACAAGTCAAAAGTACCGGATTCTCCATCGTTTGAGTATGACTGTAACATGCCTCCCTGTGCTGCTGCCTGCTGTGCGGCTTTATCTGCCTGATATAAAAGTTCAGTAAGTTCACACACACATTCTTTCACATCATTCGTTACAAGGTCTGAATTCGAAAACAGACGACCAAATGTACACTGATCCACCACTCTCGCTGCCTGTCTTTCCCAAAAACGGAAATCATCCTCCGGTACTACCGGTTCCCTGTCGCAAAGATATTTGGATTCATAATATCCGTAATTTACATACATTCAAGTACGCTCCTTTAGGCCTGTGCTGTAAGAATAATGTCTTTGGTTACAGCCGTTTTTTCTACAACAAACGTTTCTGTCACGGAGATATGCCCTTTCTTTGTAATTTTTGCGGTATATGTACCAGCACGCAGATTAAACTCGGCTTTTCCATTTCCGTCTGTAACAAGAATTGCTCCATCAACATTAACGCGCGCTTTCTCACATGCCTTACTTCCATCAGTTACAGTAAAAGTAACTTTCTGAGCGGTAGCTGGAGTTCCTGGCTCAAGATAAGCAAACGCACATCCAGTACGATCTTCGTTCATTCTTGTAGCCGGGTTCGGAACTGCCCATCCCATACGGAACACTACACGAAGTGCTGTCATATCCTGCTGTGCCAGGTTGTACATGATTTCTTTTGTGTTCGGGTCCTGGATAACTCCCTGATCCAGAATTTTTACTGTAACATCCTGTCGGATAGAATATACTGCCTGGCTGAAATCGCCGACCACCAGCTGTGCAATCTCCGGATGGAAACCGCCGTTTTCAGGGAATGTCATTGGTGCGCCATCCAGAGTATATCTTGCTACATCCTGCATATTGTTTTTGAAGATAGGCTGGCCTGTGGTATCACGCAGGCCACGAAGTTTTGATTTAAAATTCATCGGCGCAAGGGCTCCGGAAACTCCATAACCATCATTCTCGACTTTTGCAAATACTCCATTCTCACCAAGGATCAGATCATAATAATCTTTTCCTGCAGATGGGGAAACATTATTTCCTGCCTGTCTTGCCAGGGTGACGATATCTGCCTGCCACTCTCTCGGACGATTATCTCCAAAAATAACAGCAGCATCTACCTTCTGACCGATTGCTTCCATGATACGTGGAGTAATTTCTCCGAAGATGTCAAACTCTGCATCTGAAAGTACCGCATCCGGAATCGGCACGATAACTGCCAGCTCTCCTGCATTCAGATATACATTATCCCATGCCTGTCTGGTAGTCTGTTTCATACCTGTATCACCATCTACCCAGTAAGCAGTTGGCAGGAAATCCAGTACACGGATTCTGGTCTGGTTAGATGTCATATTAGGAAGTTTTCTTGCCATTCCCATAAATACGGAATTTTTCGGTGCATCCTGAAAAATGCTGGATACGATCTGTTCGCGGATAATCGCCTCTGCATCCGCTCTGTTTGTAATATTTACTGGCATTCTTTATTCTCCTTTTCCGAGTAAGCTTCTGAGTGCTTCATTTGCCTGCTCTTTTTTAGTCTGTGCTTCATTATTGATTCCCGTAGTGGAAGATACCACGCGCGGAACCTGTGTTGTTGTCTGAAAAAGATAATCATTGTCTTTTTTCAAGGCTGTAATTGCTGCTTCAATGTCCTGCGCCTGGTTCTTGGACGCTTTTAATGTTTCTACGTCCAGAAGTGCCATAATTGCCTTTTCATTCCTTCCGGAAGCTTTTCTGATGGCATCCTTTACCGATGTTTCAAAAGCATAGTCTGTTTTGATCTTCTCGATTTCAGTATCTTTACCCTGTAACTGAGTAGTAAGATCAGTGATCTTTCTCTGCAGCTCTGCAGCGTCAACTCCTTCCATCGCTTTCAGAGATGCCTGAGCTGTGTCAAGCTGAGTTTTATAGGAATCCCTTTCTGCTTTCAAAGGATTTACTTCCTTCCCATATTCCGACATAGCAAATTCAACCTGTTCCGCTGTAAGTCCCTGTGCAGTTAAATCTTCTCTTTTCATTTTCTTTTCCTTTCTTTCTACTCTTGGTTTACGTGTGTGAGCCACGGATTTCCGACTGTTTTACGCCTGATCAGCTGGCGAAAACATAAAAATAGCACCCAGATTTCTCTGCGTGCCTATCTGCTATTTAACGGATAGCTCCGAGCTGTTCCAACTCACATCTCTGTTGCGCCGGCGCAACAACAGTGCTACTCTTTCACTTTTTCATACGTCTTTTCAAAAATATCCGATTTGCAAGGATACAGTTCACCATTGACTCCCTGGATAATATAATCTCCTATAGACACATGATGTGTCCCCTCTAAAGTATCAATGAACAGCTCAAGGGCCGTATCATCCGGACATTTATACGGCGAATAATGATGCATAATTCCTGATTCAAACGCTGCCGCCGCCCAGTCTGGAACGCAATATTGCCCGTCTGAATTTTTTTAAATCTCCCTCATACTTGAACGCATCAATAACTACCAATTTCTTTCTGTACTTCATGTTTTCTCCTCGCTTTCTTAAAAAGAGTATAAAAAGACCACCGGTCATTCTAACCGATGGTTATAGCTCAACATTTTCACTTCTCACCATGATTTGGGCAATTTAAGCATATCTGCTTACAATCATGAATCAGGATCGTGCATATTTACATTCCTTCCACATTCTCCAGCTGGCCCGCAATATCCTCCAGAGCTTTTCCTTCGAAGAATGGAACTTTCATCACTTCATCAATACTATGTGCTTCCATGAAATCATCTCCGCACCACATATCAAAGTGTTTCTCATTAAACGGATCCACGCCACATTCTTTCCCATTATAGTCAAACAGAACATGTGTACATATGCTGTTAATCCTATCCCTTAAGTCTTTCACAGTCATAATATATCCTCATTCTCCCTTCTCTCCTCCACAGTCATTTCCCTGGTTGTTCGCTTTACTTTTCCATCGTCAGAATAACTGTAATCATGTGCATGCTCCCCGTTTACTCCATATGAATGCTGTTTAGGGTTTCCGTGATTGTGATTGCTAATCTGCTTATACTGTCTGCCATTCTCATCGTAATAGTTTCTCTCGATTCCGCCTTTCTTACCAGTTAACTGAGTGATACTATTCGGCGTTCCAGTTAAAGTAATTCTCTTAACTTCGATTATATCCTGGCCTGCTGCATTTTTCAATGTCGGCTGATTTATTTTTCTGAGTTCGGCCTTAGTCGGCATGAATCTGCCTCGCAAGCCATCCTGCATGATCCTTTCTTTCTGTTCTGGAAGCTTCATTTTCTCAGAAAAATCTTTGTAAGTCTGCATTTGTCCTTGATATTTTGCTTTTGCAAGGATGATATCATTTGGATCCGCTCCGCCTTCCTGAAGAAGTTTAATCTTCTGGCGCTGGGCACGCATGGCCCGTTCCATTTTTCTCTGCTGTTGCAAGGCTTCATAAATGGTATACTGCTTGTCGCCGTATCTTTTCGGGGTATTTTCTTCCCTGTTCATCTGTGCCAGTTGTTCATCTGTGTAAGTCCTTACCGATCCTAGTGGAAACGGCCTGTAATCATGATAGCAGTTTGCTCCTTTCAGGCCTGTCACCTCACCAAGGCCACATATAGAAACAAGCTCTTGCCACGTCCAAACCTTACCCTGCCATGGCTGATGTGTTGGTCTGGCCCCTACGTGATAACTTACCTCATAGGTATCCGTCCCCAACTGATCCGCTACTTGCTCCATGATTTGACCTTGTACCTGCCGGAAACCTGTGAGAATTGCTCTCCTAGCCGCCACATCGATCCTATCCCGATGCCCGGGATCATATTCTATGTACCGCAGCCCTGATGCGGTCATCTGATTCACGGTACGCTTAAGTACAGTGTTATAATCAAATGCTCCCGATTTGATATCTACGACAGCCTGGTCCATCGTGGATCTGTAATAATCCATCAGTGGTGAAGACTGTATTCTACCCGTTGCCGGATTGCGGATAGCAAATCCCATAGAGCCAGTCAGATTTCGGTATTCTCCCTGAAGCTGCTTCTTGATCGCTTCGATCAACTGCTGAAGGGCAATATTTTCTTCAAATGGTACCTGCTGCATTCCAGCAAATTTAAAAAAATGCTCCTGTTCATAGTACTGTTTGTATACCTCATCTGAAAATATCCGGTTCATTTCCGCGTCAGTTGCCTGCAAAGCATTTTGAATCCATTTACGGATATCTTCTTCTGCCATTCCTAATTGTTGAAGTCTACTGATCTGCCAGTCTACCGAAGCACTTGCAAAGCCGTTTTCTTTGATCCTGCGGACAATATCCGTCATGAGCCGGATTTCCAGTTCTGAGAAAATATTACTGACTTTCACTGTGAGTTTTTCAATCTCGCCCTGCGTCATTCAATCACCGTGTCTTCCGGCCGCTGGACTGCTGCCTTTGCCTGTTCTTCTGTCTCTCCATACCATTTTGCACGGTATTCCCAGAGTGGCATCGCACCCATAGCAACATCCTGCCTATCTGACTGTCGTTCTGATTCCACATCCGTTACAATGGAATCGTCCCAGTCAAATGATACTTGGTAAGTCCCAGAAGGACAGAGATGGTATATATCACACCAAAACGAAATTGCATCCACTAAATCTTCCAGCGCATGCTGTAGGGCTGTCTGGCAACTCTGTACAAAAGAATATGACCGCTGCTTGCTGGCTTTTATTTCCTCTGCTGTCTTGTCTGTATTATTTGGGTCTGAAATTGTTCCATAGGCCAAATTACAGTCAAATTCGATCATTCGTCCAAAAGGGTCCCAGCCATTAAAATATGATTCATCTCTGATTTCCGGTGAAAAAGTGTCCATAAATGGCTTATCCGTAGCTCCGGTATTGTATTCTACCGTTCGGTACAATCTCTTCTTACCGGCCGGGTATACTGGCTCTCCAGTACTCTGATTTGTTCCAAGCAGGCTTTGTGCAATATGCACTGCGGATTCTTTGCTTTCATATTCCCAGTTAATTTGAGAATATCTTTTGTCGGCTTCTTTAATATGCTTCGCAGCTCTTGAGAAGACTGAAGTTCCCAAAGGGCTTTTAGAATCCTCGTTATTCCCCAAAGGTATCTTGAAATATCCAAATGGAAGCTTATCTGTTCCGGAAAATGTAATTTCCTGTGCAAGTTCAGACCATTTCAGTACTGAATTAACCGGAATCTCTGTACCGATCAATCCCTCCGTTCTGGAAACAAACGCTCTGTTGCGGATGTTCAAAAGTCCATCTCTTAAAGTATGGATTTCTATTCTACTGTATATCTCATTGTCCCTACGGAACTGATCCAGAAAAGCGCACTTTGTGATTGTTTCTGTATCGAATTCCAAAGGGAAGAAATTATCTGCCTGTATGTACTGAATAGAAATGCCTTTTGAAGTTACATAAGGCTTGAAAATCAAACTGCCTTTTGCATTCGCATACTCGACCTGGGTTCGCAAATTCTTAATTACTTTCTGGTATACTTTGTCGATATATGAAGCTTTAGCACTCCCAGATACTTCACTTTTCAGCTCCAAGACTGTCAACCTGGCAATTTCCCCCGCCACTGATGCCGCAAGCCCCGAACTCTCTGTTTCAGAATCCAGCCATGGCGCTTTATCTTCATATAATGCGGACCATCGTTCTATATGTGCCGCCGTTTTCCCACTCATTGCATAATCAATCTGCTCATCCTTGTCCAGGATCTTACGCAATGCCTGATACATATTCGTATAATTCATATTAATCACCCGTACCTGATGAGCTGGCTGATCAGCCGCTCAAATGTATATTCAAAACTATCCAGTGAATCAATATCACTGGTTCCATCATCAAGTCTGACATTCTTCGTCAGTTCTTTTGGGTCCCAAACCGCTGTGCATAAGGCCGTAACAAGACTGTCGCACTCTCCGTCCATGTAAGCAAAGCGTCCCTGTGCCATCAATATTGAAGTGGCATTAATACGGTCATTAATCTCCGTTTTCAACGCATTCTCTACTCTGATCCATCCAAGTCCATTCTTCTTTAAACTGCTTCTTATACCAGCGATCAATGTCTGTTCTGCGCTGTCTGCATAAACTACTGTGATAAAGCCATATCGGCTCAATATCCTCTGGCAAAAGTTGCAGAACATCTTACCGAGCATATCCGGATCAATTTCTATTGGATTTCCGCTCTCATCCTTACAGCTAATCCATTCAGATGCCAAAGGTACGACTTTCTGGAACCCCCTTGTAATCGCTGTGGCTGTAAAAGAATGTCCGGAACCGGATCCCCCAAAGTCAATGCCAAGATTGATTTCCATGATGTTCATGGGCTTTTCCTTCATGGCAAAGCCAAATTTCTTTGTGCTGATATCGTCCGCAAATCTGCGATAAATCAAGCCATTTGCCACAACACGCATTCCCTTGATATCACGCATATACCAAATCGAGTTAACATCATAGCGGCTTTCAATCTCGTGAAGGCGCTCTTCTGTGATGTTGATATTGTCATAGATGGTACAATGCATATAATTGTATCCGCCCGGAAAAGCACCTTCTTCCTGCTGCCTTTGGTACCTGTCAATATACTCTGAATAAATAGGCGCTCTTGGATTATCTGGGTTAAGGTCCCAGAATACTTTCAGCCGCTTGGCTGCCAGCTGGCGGTTAAAGGCCTCTTTGATAGTATTATCATGGTGAAGGTTGATCTCAGTAGCAATCCACATACCATAGGAGTTACCACGGATTTTTTTGTAGCTGTCTTCCTTGGCTCCGCCTGCGAAAATTACAATCTTCTGCCTGTTATGGGTTGCTGGTCCTTTGATAAATAGCGCTTCATTACCTTTGTATTTTCCCCAATGGCTCTGACCACGAAAGATCCACTCAAGTCCCATCCCATTACAGTCACCAATGTTCATTTTCGCATTTGCCATTGTAGATCCCGTTGCCAGGTGAATCTTGTCAGGCGTGGTTTTCAACTCATGTGCAAAAGCAAAAACATTATCAACTGTTTTGCCTGCACGAACAGCCCCCTCTGCCACGTTGTAGGAGCATTCCCGGCATTTGCGGATATATTCTTTATGTTTTTCCGAAAAGTGGAAAAGAATGGTTTTCTTACTGGTGAAATTATTCGTTGGCGCCATAGATCTCACCCTCTATATCACCTAAGTCTTCAATTTCCTGGTTATTGCCAGTGAGCTTATCGGTCTGAGCTTTCATCTGTGCGACTTTCGCCTTCTGTTCCTCAGTTCCCAGGTCCATGTGATCAGATAACCACTGTAGAGCTTTCATTCTATCCGCAAGTTTGATGCTGGAACCATTCTTTCCGTGCTTTACTTCACTTATGATAGTCCCATCCACCTCTGAGGAATCCCGGAAATGGATTATATTTACGGTTTCGGTAAGCGGCTTCTTTTCCCCGGTCTGTGGATCTTTAATCTGTACCGGTCCGTACATAGCCATTACAGGTGCTTCCTCTGTTCCGAATTTTACATAATCTGTGATGTCTGAAAATGCAATATCCATGTACTTCTGGAATATGTCTGCTTCGGATAGAAATTCTCTATTAAGGCGTTCCTGTTTTAATCGTATAATTTCTTCTTTTACCTCAACATTTCTCAACATCCTGCTGCCGCTTCTCATTGCCGCTTCATAATTGCATCCATATGCTTTCTGATACGCTTTTACAGCATTGAAACTTCGAATGTAATAAACACAAAAAAGCCGCTGTTTATCGGTCAATTCAGGGTTTTCTATCACCTGCTCAACTTCTCTTTCAGACGGCTTCCTTTTTTTTGTTTTTTTCTTATCCGAACGTTCGCTATTTTTATCCGAACGTTCGTTATCCCATTTATGGGTACATTTCCACCTTCGAACAGTGCCTTCGGGAAGATTTAACCGACTTGCGATTTCGACCAGTTTCTCGCCTTGCAAGTACAGTTGTCTTGCCTGTTCTATTCTCTTATCTGGGGCTCTGGCCAATCTCACTACCTCCCGTTTATTTTTATATGATAAATCACAGTCCTGCCGGCACCATAAGCGATAACCGATTGCTACCACTGAAGGAGTGTTAACACGCATACGCCGTATGGAAACGTATTTGTGCTGGTGCCGTGCACGCTGTACGAAAAATTGCATACTAAAAGGCACCTAACTGCTGCCAGATGCCTTTCTGCAAGTAAGAGCTTATTGCTACGGGCATGGGCTTGCCCGATTGGGGCGAACGGAATCGAACCGCCGCGCGCTGGATATAAGCCAGTTGCTCTGCCGCTAAGCTACGCCCCACTGCTGCCAGGTCTGCTTCCTGACAGTGCGCTCATAAAAGGAGGATTCCATCTGTTCTTTTTGAAATCCATTGTAATGATATCATAAACAAATAGTGTATTTCCATGTACTCTTTCAGATTTTGAAATTTTGTAATGCCCGGCCATGGATTTTATGTATCCATCTCCAGGTGTAATTCATTCGTAAAGCCACTTCCTCCCATTTCAGTCCTGTTATGTATCTCAGTCTCAGAACTTCCTGCTCGTCTTCGTTCTCCATCTGTTTAATCTGTCTCTCTATCTTCTGATAACATCTGGCCTTTTCCAGTCGTTCTGCCTTCAGGAGCTCGATCTGTTCATCCAGGATAGCTATGTAGTCTGACAGATCGGACTGACTGCTGCCTTTTGGCATCCCGTCATTGGCTATGGAAGGAAACATCTTGTCTGACCTCAGTCTCTGGATCTCGTCAAGGATATCTTTTTCTCTTTTTACTGCCCTCCGGTAAGATCTCAGGTATTCCTTCTTTTCTTCATTTTCTTTCTGGATTTCTGTTTCCATCGGTATCCTCCCCTTTCTGATGCTTTTAGCCGGGAGCGTAATGTTCCCGGCTTTTTCTGTATTTCTTTTATTTATCCGCAATCACAGCATCCGCTCCCTGTACTGTAACCCAGCCATTTTTATAATGTGCTTCTGCTTCTTTCATCTTGATCAGCTCATCTGTAATGGATGCACTGAGTTCTTTATTTGCCTCTGCCTGAGCTTTTGCTTTGGTCTTTGTATTCTCGGCTTCGGCTGCTGCTTTGACCTTGGCTTTCTTTGCATCCGCCTCTGCCTTGGTTAGTTCGATCTGAGCATCTGCTTCCGCCTGGAGCTTTTCTGTTTCCTTCTGGACTTTTACCTTTTCCTGTTCTGCCTGGGCCTGCTGTTTCTCCTGTAAAGCTGTCACTCTGTTATCAATAGCCTGTTTCAGCTTTTTATCCGGATGAACGTCTACGATAGAAGCATCCAGGACTTCAATGCCGTATTTTTTGTGAAAATCCTTGTTAAGATATTCCGTGATGGCATTGTTCAGTTCGGATCTGTTTCCGGAATAGATGTCCATCATGGAATAATCGGTTGTAACCTCAGAAATCTTTGACTTCAAAACAGTTTTGACACGGTTTTCGATAATATCTTCTCCGTCCATTCCTTTGAATCGCTTGTATGTATCAATCACTGTATCCGGATCGTATCGGTAACTCATCTGGAAAGATACTGCAATACTGGCATCATCTGATGTGGCCACCTTGAAGGAATCATCTTCTTTACTACCTTCTCTCTTATCTTTTGTAAGAACCAGAATTTCGTTACTGGTGCTGAATTCCTTTACCTTGTTCATCGGTGCAATAAAATGCATTCCCGGAGTGAGTACTGTATCCTGTACTCCGTCTTTGTAGTTATAGACGATACCAACTTTACCAGTACCGATAAAATCCATTCTTGATGCAGTGTATCCTCCTCCAAGAACTGCTACTGCCGCCACGATCCCGATAATAATCTTATTTTTCATTTCTGTTCTCCTTTTCTTTGATAGCTTCTTTTACCTTGTTGTATGTTTCATCTTCAATCTCAAACTTCTTCTGCTGCCGCCTGATTGACAGGATCACTCTGCTTCCAATCCAGGCCAGCACCAGGGCTGCGATTCCGAACACCATGCCGGAACCAAGAAATATTACCCACATACTACTCACCCCCCCTCTGTGGCCACTCTTTTCCTGTTTTCTTATCTCTCAGGCCCATGATTTCAAGTCCATGGAGCCCTGCTACAGCATTTAACGCGCAACTGACATTGTAAATGTGTGTCGGCATCCGGCCTGCTGCCCGGACTGCCTTACCGGCTGTCGGATCCGGATAGCCTTCGTTGTTCTTATAACTCATTCAATCATCTCTTCCTTCCAGATATGTTGTAATAATTAATGTGCTCATTACTATTGTCCACATTATGTTTCCTCTAACCGCAAACCATCCTAACATGACATACGAAATTACTATTAAACAGAATCTCATGTTTTCTTTATCTCCTTCCAGTCTTCCGGCAAAAGATCTGATGTACCAGGACAATTCTGATATAAAACGCATCTATTACAGGTACCATCCTCACTGTCCGGCTGGCTTCTGCAAAACTGGATCAGTGTGTTATAGGCTGCTATAGCCAGCTCTGGTGTAATATCCAGTTTCTTCTCATGTTTTTTTATTTTGACCTTTTTCCCTGCTGGCCAGTGATGTTCACAGGAATCTTCGTCTTCTACAAGGATTCCTTTGCGATCACAGAGGTCATCGTCGTTGTTGATACAGGTTTTGCATGTATTTTCCATCATTTTCTCCTTGCTTTTCTATATTCTCTGCTTGCAGATCGGAACATCATCAAAAGCATTTCAGGTACAGATTTTGTACGGTTATGCCTTTTCGCTTTCCTAATGCAGGCCAATTCATTTCCGTCAGGGGTGTATATTCCAACATAATGAGGAACTTCCTGGGATACTGCTGCATATACATCCGATGGCATGACTAAATAATTATAATCGCCCAGAAAGTTCAGGCCATGGCCTGAACGGAAGTCCTCAATGGAAGATTTAACCTCGTAGCAGTAGAAATCTCCTTTTTCTATTCCAGAAACGCTATTGTTCGCCGGTACAAAGCGCATATAATCTACTCTGACCGCATGATCTGTAGAATAATCAAATGTGACTTCTTTTGCCCAATAAACGCGAGGATCGTTATATGCATTTATTTTCTTCTCAGTCATAGCTGATAATTCTGCTGTAATTTCAGGTCTTTTCACTCTGTAATTCCTCCATTTCTCAGTTTCTGGCAATTCTGGCCAACTTTTTTCTTTCTGCCATAATCCAGTTGAAATTCTCTACGTTTCTGGTATTCCGGTCATATTCCATGTTTCCAAACAGGTCATCCAGCATCTTGTCCAGTCTATCCCACTTCTTTTTGGTCATTCCAATTCCGGTGAAAATCTGGAACAGGAATACGTCTGGGCCGCCAATCGGGTAAAAGGCGGATTTTTTCTTGAATAACTTCTTTTTCTGCCTTTTATTCATCATCAACCACTTCCATTTCGCATCTTTCAATATAGTCTTTTGTCAGCGGCATCGAATAACAGAAAGGTTCACATCTGCTGATTTCGTCTGTAGGAGCAACTTCATAATGCCATCCGATTACTTTATCTGTTATGGTTCCAGACTCGGAATTTCTTACGCCAAACTCGCCGAACACTGCTTTCACAAGATCCTGGGGATTTCCATGGCACATTAAGATACCGTTTTCCCATATCTTCCGGCCATTCTTATCAGTTAGTCCTGTGAATCTGCAAAGTGTTTCGGGAATGATTTCTGTCTGATATACTTGCATTGGCAATCCCCAGTCTGTCGTTCTTGTAAAAATAATGAAATGATGTATGGGAACTGGATTTTTCTCATAATCTTCCTTGAAACAGTACACTGTTTCTTGTACTTTGTAATAATATCCTTCTATCCATGTTCCAGTATCGGCTCTCCTTGCCTTAAAAAGAATATCTTTCATCTATTTCTCCCTCCCTGCTACCCTCAGCATCCATATCCGGTACCTATCCCATTCTGCCAGTAGTTCAAAGTCAAGCTTCCTGCTTAGTTTCGTGTCTTCCGGGATAATCCGATATTTCTTATTTACGAGAGCATAGTTTTCTACTGCCTTGTAGACATTCCGTTTTGTGGTGCCGGTCTTCTCTGCCGCCTGCTGACAGTTAAACAAATCCTCAAAGACCTGTTTCCCGTTCTGGTCTACTATCTTGTACAGTTTTTTTCTTCCTCGCATTGATTTCCCCTATCTCTACCGGATCAAGGTAGTTCCGGCCGAATATCTCCATAAATTTCTTGTGACTGTGCTGCTTTTCAAATTCTCTCTGAGCCATACGCTGTACTTCGTGACGAATCCGGGCATTGTTGTGGATAGCTTCCGGGCCATAAATGTGATGATCTCGGCACAGGTATATTTTCAGTCCGTTCTCTTCAGAATTTGTCCTATTGGGTCCACTAAATACATGGTGTTCCTGAAGAGTGCTATGCTCAGACCAGTTATCATGAAGCATAATGCACAGATAACACGTCCTGCTCTTCTTATCATGTAAAATACTTGGTGGATGGTGTTTTTTCTTTTTCTTACTTTTCGGTTTTGGAAATAACATTTTGCCCCTTTCCGGGGAGGTCAGGGCCTCCCCTTATGTATTTGTGATATATCTGGATTTTGAAAGCACCCTTTATTCAACCCATGGACGTCCTTTTTTGTCCACTTTTCCACACAGCCATTCTTCCCAGAAACTGATTTCTCTCAGCCTAGAGAACGGTACGTTTCCAAACGTCTTCATCGCCGCGACCATGTAATCTGCCCACCCGTATAAAGTGAGTGTTTCAAGATACTCTTTTCGGGTTATCGCCTCTTCTAAGTATTTTTTCTGTTCAGTTTTTTCTGGTTCCTGTACATTTTCATGTGATTTCCGTATCGATTCTTCTGGTTTCCGTATCGATTCCTCTGATTTCTGATTCATTTCCGGATATTCTGGTTCTTTTACCGGCTCTGGAAGATATTCCGGATGCTGGTCGATACTATCCTGCCCTGGAATCTGGTCTTCCTGTTGCGCCGGCGCAATCACCGGCTCTTCAAATGCTGTCTTTGAAGTATTTTCTGAAACCATTCCGGTGATATCACCGCTATGCTCTGATGTTTTCGGTTCCACGGGTTCTTCCTTTTTCTGGGTTGTTGTTTCCTCATCCAACATTGCCCCGAAGCTTTTTTCCCATGTATGGTTTCCTGAAGCATACTCATCAAACAAACTATGCATCACATCAAGGAAATATCGATACGTGATATCCACCGGTGTCTGACCAAAGACCTTGACCATGATTCCTTTTGCTTCCTCGTAAAACATCAGATATACAGTACCTTTCCGGTAACTCCTGCTGCCGGACGGGCTGATCATCTCCGCCAGGCCCTTTGGCTCTATATCTGAGCTGTATACTGCATTGAGGATATCTTTATTCTCCCTGAAAAACTCCTGGATCGTTGCCTTCAGCTTTTCCTCCGGGCTTTTTGCGTTCTTCCAGTCCAAAAGCTGTGCCGGGTCTGCTTCATTTTCTTTCTCAAATCTCTGAAACTCCCGGATATCTTCCCGCTTTACCTCCGATGTGAACATCTGCCGGTCTGTTTCCGGTATCTGGGTGAGCTCTATTAACTGGGAAAAGTTGAAATCTCTGTACTGTTCCTTTAGCTCCGGAGTATCTCCCTCTACGGAATAGGTTTTATACACCTTCATGAAACGGCTGACGCCTGACCGGTTCATGCCATATTCTGCTGCTGCAAATTCATTAATTGAGCTGTATCCATCGTTTTTATAAGCTCCTGACTGGTCAATTCTGGTCAGCTGCCATCCAATCCGGACAAAGCTCTTTACGATACCCCCAAGATTGTTCTTGATATCATTTTTGCTCTGGATATACTCATCCATACTCAGCTGTATATATTCCATGTGTCCCTCCTTATGCGATCACTGCCGCTATCTGGTCTTTTTCCTTTAATGCTTTTATGTATCTTCTCAGATGCTTTTCTATCCTGAGTTCATCCGGCTTTGTATCCCTGATCCCATACCACTGCTGGATCTTTGTTCCGATAATCTCTATAGTGATGTACGGTGTTTCCGGTGCGATTCTTGAACGCAGGAAAAGAATTGTGCTCTGGCCGGTGTTGTGTTTATTCAGATAACTGTCCCCGCCGACACAGTGATGGAGGATTCTTCCTTCTGCAACGATCTCTTCTGCGGATCTTGCCGGCCGGATCAGATAATCCTCGTCTTCGTAAAAATATTGGTTCCTCAGACTCCTATAGTTCTTTCGGATGTCCGGATACTTCTCGCTTACTGTCTGTTCTCTCTTGCGGATCTCTTCCGCATTTGTCTCAACGACCATCTGGTCATGGGCAAGCCTCAGATCTCTCGGAAAAAGGAAAATCTGGTTATGCAGATCATACCCTCTCTGTATCCGCATATGCAGATAATCCACATAAGTGCGGGTTACACCGCTTACGGCACCTGCCGCCCTTCCGCACATGGGTTCCTGCATAGTATCCGGGATCTCACACCCGGAATACTGCTCTATCCTGTGCATGAACTTTGCTACTGTGGTATATTTCAATATTTCTTCCAGATCGTTCTGCCGTACCTGACTTTCCGCAAGAAATACGCTTTCCTGTACTGTCAGGTGGAGTCCCATCCGCTTCTCCATCTGCCACATTTTCAGATAATCCAGATTCCCCTGCAAGGTCTTCAGATCCCTGAGTCTTCTTTTGTAGACCCCAAGAAAGCATTCCGGCTTTATGGCATCCTGATCTGCAATAATCCCGCAGTAGCACGCTACTATGGATTCCGCTATATGATATAATCCCATTTTCACAAGCATCTCTATCTGCGGCAATTGGATATATCTTTCGAGGTATTCTTTCAGGTTGTACATGATCTTATGTTTTCCATACATCTCCGCTGCCGAATATCTCAGGAATGTGGTCCGGAGTTCTTTATAGCTTTCCGGATATATCTTTGCTGCTTTGATCGAAATGTTGTTCATTCCGTACAAATTGCAGTCATCCCAGAATTCTCCGGAGTAAGAACTAAATTTATGATAATCTGTCTGTGGCCTTTTTCCTTTTTCCAGGTAAGTCCTTGCGATCTCAGTTATGATCATCTTTTCGCCTGCGCCTATCATGATCTCTTTTTCATCCAGGAAAGTATCCAGTCTGTATGTTTTTTCTATCTCCACATATCTGATCACTGCTCCATCATCCTTATATCTCTGTGCAATAAAGCAGTTCATCCCATGCCCCCATACTCCTTTGGTCTTTCCCTGGGCTTTATACACCCCTGTAGCACCACAATGAGGGCACATTCCCACCGAATCATGTTGCGGGACCGGGATTATCTTTTCAAACTGTCCCTCGTAGGTGTCTTTGCTTCTGACCGCTGCCTCCGTCACCTGTCCGCATGCAGAGCAGGCTATATCCGCATATCTTCCATGACGCTTGTAGTACAGGAAGTGTTCTGTTCCGATGCCTGTTTTTTTCGCCCAGTCTTCCAGTCCTTTCGGAAGCGGCGGGGTGTTCTGTTCCCGTTCTTTAAGCCTGTCCGCACGTTTGTCTTCCCTTTTCCGGACTCTTTGTGCTTTAATGTTGTGGATCAGACTCTGCAGGGCACCTACCCAGGTGGTGTATTTCCGTTCCCACGTATTTCCAGTAAACTTCCACACCATATCTCCCTGGGGCCTAGCCATATAACACTTGTTGTCTCTTTTTTTGCAGTTACTGCCGATCTTTTCCCTTTCTTCATCCAGCCCTGCTGCCGACCAGACGCCTGCATCCGGATAATACAAGCCCCAGTCCTTCTGGGTAAACACCATCCGAATCCACGGGGTCTGCAGCTCCCGTTTTTTGTTTTCGTAAACTTCAACAAACAGATGGCTCTCTCCACGGAGATCCTGAAAAAATGCAACTGCTGTGTTACGATACTGTTTGTCTACCCTGACACCGCCCCGGAATGGGATCTTTTCTATCTCCTTTTTCTTCATTTCCTGCTGCCTCCCAGATAGTAATCACGGATCAGTTTTTTTGCGGTACCCATGTCCGGATCTCCGAAAGTTACTCTTCCGGCGTTGACTCCTGCAGCCTTTATGATATCCTTGTCCACAGGTACCTGGTTCTTAAAGGCATACTTCAAAAGCTCAGCGATACACTGTTTCAGGCTCTTTCCTTTCTTCCGGACCTGGTGTGCGACCATCTCATCTTCCATACAGAGCCCACGGATATATTCCACCCAGTCGTTCATCAGACCGGCCAGCTTCAGGGATCCACACTCCACATCCAGTTTCCCCATTGCGGCAGTCACCGCGTCGCAAAGATACGGGATATCACCAGACTGGTACATCTCAACGTAATCTTCCGGGATGCCGTTCTCTTCTGCCATCACTTTCAGGCTCTGAAAATCTCCCTCGTTCAGCAAGTTCTCTGCAAGCTCATTGATCTCCCTGCAGCTACTCATCTCTCCAAATTTTTCGAACATTTACATCTTCTCCTTTCATTCACTTCATGCATTCTTCCCGGGCTTTATCTGTCAAGTGCTGTAATTTACAGTGATAACAGAACCAGTCCAGTTCTTCCTGTGACAGATCCTCCTGTCTGTGGCAGCACAAGTTATCACAGACATAAGTTTCCAAGGCCTCAAGACATTCATCTATTTCATCACATTTACTTTGTCCCATTTTTCCTCCCTGTTTAATAATGGTATCCTGACATCTGCTGCATTACTTTTCGCTCGGTTTGTTTTTCCGCGCCTTTTTCACATCTGCCCATTGTCATCTGTTCCCGGAGCCAGCCGGAGTAACTGTGTTTATCAGTCTTTGCTGTCATTTCCAGATGGTGTTTTTCCATCAATTCCCAGATTTCTATCCAAAGATCCGCGTTTCGGATATGATTTCCTTTGGAATCCTTCCATCCCGTTTCTGCCATCTCCGAAATCTTTGCAATGTGGGCCGCTACGTAGGCATCTTCCGTATGCACGCAGATCCTGCTTGTTTTCGTGATCCTGGATAATGCAGCCACAAGGTTCTGAAGGTTTGCGCTGTGGTAAGTTCCGGAAATACAGCTGAATCCTTCCACTGTCCTGGTTGCGCCGGCGCAAATCGTCTCAAGGACGTATCCGCATCTTCTTTCTGTATTCTTCTGTACTTTTCTGTCCGTTTCCAGATATACGTCTACCTTCCACATTTCTCTCACCTCAGATCTGCAGTTTTATGCAGGTATAGTGCCGGTACGGGAACCCTGTAACCGGATTGATCCCCATATGTACGGATTCCGGATCTATGTAGTACCCCTTTGGGGCTTTGGGATAGATCATGTGTCCATACTTGTCCACCAGACTTCTACGGCTGATCACCTTCTGTTTTGGTTCTTTGCGGACCAGGTTTCTTGAAGGATGATATCGTTTCACCCCTTCCGGTTCCCATTCTTCCAGCGGCTTAGCTATATATTCCGCCAGATCCGCAAATCCTACGGTATCATTGACAGAACGGATATTGATATGTCCTTTGGTCCACAGCTCCGTAAATATCATGTCTGTGCCTGTATTTTCTGCCTGGATCCGGTTCACCAGGATGTGGACATGGGGTCCTCCCCTCTTTCCGATCTGCAGGCGGTATATGTACTTCAGTTCTTTTCCAAGCTTCCGATATCTTTTCCTTACTTTCTTGATCAGATCCGTCACATCCTTTTTCATCTGTTCCCATGCAGGTCGGTCCCCTTTCCGGTATGTGATCGTCATCCAGTGGTCATATTTTTCAAAGTTCCACTTGATCAGCCTTCTCAGGTCCCGCTCTCGCTTCCACTTGTTCTGCCTTTTGATATCCTCCGGAGAAGCCTTCTTTCTCTTCTCCCTCTTCTGTCCTCTGGCTCCATACCGTCCTGTGTGTTTTTCCTCTATCTCCATGGATTCCCCACAGTCCCATAAGTGCCTTACATACGCATATCTCATATCTCACCTGGTCCTATCTCTAATACTCCTTATCAAGCCTGTAAGGGGACTCATACCCCAAAAATAAATACGGGTTTTCGCCCGTGCTGCTTGACTGTTATCCGCCCAGATGCTATGATGTTATTGAACGTTTACATCTGGGGATTTTTCCCTTTGCCAGCACAGTGCAATGTGCTGGCATTTTTTATCTTCTTTTCTGATATCCCGTCCCGACCACGGCCACAAACGCCACCTGCCAGAACAGTCCAGCCATCAGAATCATCTCTGCCGGACTTCTCCAGTTCCAGAACGGAAGGTTTGCTGTCGGGAGCGCGATAAAAAGGGATATGATCGCATCTCGTTTCATGGTTTCCTTACCTATCAATCCTTTCAATCTCCACGAATCTCTTTGCGTTAATGAAATACGTCCATCTGTTTTCTGATGTATGTATTGCATAGCCCCACGGGAATACGCCCTGCTGTAAGCCTTTTCTTACGGTATCGTGATTCATTCCCAGCAGTTGTGCGGCTTTCACAACGTCCAACCGCGGGATAGTTCCTTTTCGGGGGATGCGGAATGGCACCGGATTCTCTTCGTTTTTGAAATAATCTGGATTAAGTCCCAGGGATATAGCTATATCGCTCTGGACTTTTTCTGATGGGATCTGTTTTCCTGACAGGTACTGACTTATGGAGCCTTTACTTTTTCCTGTCATACCTACAACCTGTTTCTGATTAAGGTCAAGATCCTGCATAGTTTCTTTTAATTTCTCGGAAAAACTCATTTCTGTTCACCTCCAACCTTGTGTTTATAGAATTTTCACTACTTTGTCGAACGCTTTTTCTTGTGTTTTCAACAGTACACTCCTATTCTGTATATACAGGGTGCTGACACACCCGAGTACATACGGAAGGAGATGTATATATGTTAAGTCCAGATTCCATGAATTTTATGGAGCACCTTGCCGAGCTGTATAAATCAACCGGTGTCAATTCTTTCGATTTTATTGAATACATGGATGTTCCTAACCACTCAGCTGCACTTGAAGAATTGATGGCTAAGGGATATGTATCTTGGAAAGATGATTTCCGGAATGTCCTCGGCACTATAACCATTAACCTTGATGTCCTGAAAGACGAAGATTAAACTTCTTCTTTCGGTTCCAGCAGTTCTTTCTTCGGATCGGACTGCTGGAACATTTTCTTAAGCTCTGTGCTCTCCTTCAAGAATTCCTCGATACTTATTCCTTCTTTAAAGGAAAAATTATTGACATCAATTTT